GACTACGAGTATGCTGATCTTATTGATCAACAAGACAAAGTACGTCTTTTAATTGACCCTACATCATCTTACGCACAAGCCGCTGCTTTCGCAATGGGAAGAGCAATGGATGATGTTATTATCGCTGCTGCAACTGGAACTGCCTTTACTGGTGAAACAGGTGCAACAAGTGAAGCTGCTCAAACAGCAATCGCTGCTGGTGGTACTGGTTTAACAATCGCAAAATTAAGAACTGCAAAACAGACTTTTGATTTAGCAAGTGTTGATCCTTCTATCCCTAGACACATTGTTGTGGGACCAGAGCAAATAACAAACCTTTTAGGAACAACTGAAGTAACTTCATCTGATTTCAATACTGTAAAAGCATTGGCAAATGGCGAAGTAAACTCGTTCCTTGGTTTTAACTTTACTGTATCAAATAGACTTAGCAAAACAGGTAACGATAGAACTTGTATTGCTTTTGCACAAGATGGTATCACTCTAGGAATTGGTAAAGATGTAAATGCTAGAATAGACGAAAGAGCAGACAAATCGTATGCTACTCAAGTTTACTACTGCATGAGCATTGGTGCTACTAGAATGGAACAAGCAAAAGTTCTTGGTATAGTATGTCAAGAAGCATAATAGGAGGATATAATGGCTACAGTTTATTCAGTTCAAAAGACTAAATGGGACCAGAATGTTCCTTCAGAAAAAATAGATACTACTGAACTAGCGGGTAGAGTAAGAGTTGCTTTCGCAGAATACGAAGCATCTTCTCTAGCTTCTGGTGACGTTATTCAGATGTTTAATTTACCAAATGGTGCAAGAATTGTATCTGGTAGATTAGCACATGATGCGTTAAATAGTTCTACTACTTTATCAGTAGGTTATGCTGCACACACAAGTTCAGCAGGTGCTGCTGTAAGTTTAAGTGCTGCTGCTTATAAAGCAGCCGGTTCTTCAGCTTCAGCTACTGCCGCAAATGTTGCTAATACTATTGCTTTAGGTGAGAACTCTGTCGTAGATGCTAACAAAGATGGTTTACCTGTTTCTGTTACTCTAGGTGGAGCTTCTGCTGATGGTACTATTCAATTAACTATGATGTACGTTGTAGATTAATAAAATAAAATTTTAGGGGAGGAAAGCGAGAGTGGAACTCCCCTAGAGTGCATGAAAAAGATACAAGATTTAAAACCTGTATTACATTTTAAAAAAGATAATTATGTGTATAGGTATGTGTTAGTAGATAGGTTTCAAAACGATTCTAAAAATCATTATGGCTTTGATACTAAAGAAGAAAGAACAACAGAAGAAATATTTGCGTTAGAAAAAGATAGACAAATAAGACGCAAGTATATTATAAAGAGGTAGTATGGCATCAACAGTAGAAATTTGTAATGGAGCATTAAATCAATTAGGTGCAACAACTATTCTTTCACTTACAGAAGATTCAAAAAACGCAAGACTTTGTAATTCAAGATTTACTCAAGTAAGAGATGGTGTATTTAGATCACACCCTTGGAACTGCTTACAAAAAAGAGTTGAAATAGCAGTAGACACTACAGCTCCTGCATGGGGTTTTAGTTTTGCTTATACTTTACCAGCAGATTGTTTAAGGTTATTGCGAATATTAGATTTTGATTCAAACTACAAAGTAGAAGGTAGAAAAATATTAAGCAACGCATCTAGTATGAAAATATTATATATTAGTAGAGTTACAGATCCTAATGAGTATGATGAATTATTAAGAGAAACTTTATCTGCTTCTTTAGCTGCAGACATTGCTTTTGCAGTTACTTCTAATAATACTACAGCAACAAATATGTATAATTTGTTTCAAGATAAATTAAAAGATGCTAGGTTTGTAGATTCAACAGAAGGTCAAAATGTTGAACAAGATTTAGGCATGGCAGATGTTATAGACGCAGGTACATTTATTAACTCAAGGTTTTAGACCATGGCTAGAGTTGCAGTTGAATTAACAAACTTTACAGGTGGTGAACTATCGCCAAGATTAGATGGCAGAACAGATTTAACTAAATATACATCTGGTTGTGCAACATTAGAAAATTTAATAGTATATCCACATGGTAGTGCAGCTCGTAGACCCGGATCTACATTTGTTGCAGAAGTTGCTAATAGTGCAAACAAAACAAGATTAATACCTTTTGAATTTTCTACAACACAAACTTATATGTTGGAGTTCTCTAATTTAAAAATGAGAGTATACAAAGATAGTGGTGCTGTACTAGAAGGAGATAAAACTATAACTGCAATTACTAAAGCTAATCCTGCTGTAGTAACTGCTAACTCACATGGTTATTCTAATGGTGATGAAGTAGTAATTACTTCTGTTGGTGGTATGACAGAAGTTAATGGTAAAAGATTTTTAGTTGCAGACAAAACTACAAACACATTTGAACTACAAGATAAAGATGGAGTTGATATAAATAGCTCATCATTTACTACTTATACATCTGGTGGTGTATCTAATAAAGTTTTTGAATTAGTAACACCCTACACAACCGCACAACTTTTTGATTTAAAATTTGCACAAAGTGCTGACGTTATGTACATAACTCATCCAGAACATGAGGTAGAAAAACTATCTCGTACTGGTCATACTTCTTGGACATTAACAGATGTAGATTTTACTAAAGGACCAATGCAAGATGCTAACACAACAACAACAACTTTAAATCCGGGTCAATCAGCAGTAGGTACAGGTATAGCTTTAGTTGCTTCTGCGGTTACTGGTATTAATGGTGGTAGCGGTTTTCTTGCAACAGATGTTGGAAGATTTGTTTTTTTAAGTGAAGGTTATGCAAAAATAACTGGAGTAACAGATACCACCAATGCAGTTATAACAATCATTACAGCTTTGTCTGGTGCTAGTGCTACAGCAGATTGGAGACTAGGAGCTTTTTCTGATACTACAGGTCATCCTTCTTGCGTAACCTTTTTTGAACAACGATTAGTATTTGCCGGAACAACTAATCAACCACAAACAATATTTTTTTCTAAATCTGGTGATTATGAAAATATGGATGCTAACATTGGCGGAACAATAGCAGATGATGATGCAATTATTTATACAATCGCATCTAACCAAGTTAATGCTATTAGATTTATGACAGCAACAAGAACTTTAATTATTGGTACAGCCGGTGGTGAGTTTACAGTAAGTGGTGGTGGTACAGATAGTGCAGTTACACCTACAAACATATTAATTAAAAAACAATCTAACCATGGTGCAGCAAATGTAGATGCTATATCTGTAGGTAACGCAACATTATTTTTACAAAGAGCAAAAAGAAAAATTAGAGAACTAGCTTATAACTTTGATGTAGATGGTTATATTGCTCCAGATATGACTATTCTTGCCGAACACGTTACTGAAGGTGGTCTAACACAAATTGCATATCAACAAGAACCTAATCAAATAGTTTATGCTGTAAGAGGAGATGGTGAACTAGCAGGATTAACATATCAAAGAGAACAACAGGTAACTGCTTGGCATAGACATATTTTTGGTGGTAGATTTGGTAATGCTACAGTTACAGTTACTGATTTTGCAAATATTGCAAATGGTACAAGAATAGTTTTAACAAAAGCAGATGGTACAACTACAACCTTTACATCCGCTACATCTGCTACTTCTGGAAAATTTCATACTACATCTAGTAACAATCAAACAGCAACAAACTTAAAAACTTTGATAGATTCTGATTCTAATTTTACAGCAACAGTTAGTAGCAATGTAGTTACAATTACAGAAACATCACCATTGTCTACAGGGTTTTTAACTGTTACATCTTTAGATGATTCTACTAGATTAACAAAAACTGATGAAGGTAAATCAGTATGTGAAAGTGTTGCGGTTATTCCAACTGATGACACTGAATATCAAGTTTATGTAATTGTTAAAAGAACAATCAATGGTGCTACTAGAAGATTTGTAGAAATATTAAATGTATTTGATTTTGATCAAACAGATAATACATCATTTAATTTTTTAGATAGTGCATTAAGTTATAGTGGTAGTGCTGTTACAACAATATCTGGACTAGATCACCTTGAAGGACAAACAGTTTCTATATTAGCTAATGGTGCATCACACCCAGACAAAACTGTAAGTTCTGGTAGTATTACTTTAGATCGTTCTTCAACAAGTGTTAAAGTAGGTTTAGCATATACATCTTTACTACAAACTATGAGATTAAATGCTGGATCACAAAATGGTACATCACAAGGTAAAACAAAAAGAATATATGATAT